GAGCCTTTAGCTTCATTAGCTCTGGCTTAGCCATTATTGAGGCCTCGATATTCTTTTTCTCTAAATCTTTCTCAGAAGAAGATATAGGATCTATAGCTTCTACATTAGGTTGAGGGTTTCTAGAAAGGATATTATTTACTACAATTTTTACAAACTTCGGCAGTATCGGTACTGGAGTGTAGTCTAGATTAAGTAAAGTTCCGTTATTACCATTAGGGTCTAAAGAAGTTAATAGCTTCTTGTATGGAGTTGTGTCTTGAGTTCCATTTGCATATTTTCTACTTCTGGCAAATGTCTCTTTTTTAGTCTTTAGTGAAGAATAAGTATCTGTTCCACTACCCCATTGGTTTTCAATAGCTTTTGCGTATTGAAGGCCGTACTCTTGCATAGCCTTTTCATCTGCGTGAGCTAAAGGATCTGGAAAACCTTTTGATTTTTTGCTCGGATTGTTGCTGCTATACATTATTTTATATATAATCTCATTTTTGCAAATATACTAAACGTATGGTTATCATTAATAAACCTTGAATCGTCTAAAGAATTTTTTATCATTAAAATCGGCGGGTTTTCTTTTAGGTCTCCCTTTCTGTGCAGCCAATAAAGCCAACCCAGAACTAATAGTAAGGTCAAACTTTGTTCTATTATTAATTTGATACCCAATCCAATCTTCTAATGTACGATTAAAATACATCTTGCCAAACTCCCCCGTATCATAGTTTATACCAACATAATTATGAATATACGCCTCTATTGCATGCGCATGAGCCTGTATAACGTCTTGAGAGTTAGACGGTATACCCTTTGTTTTAGATTTCACTACCGAAGAATTAGCAGCAAGAAGATGTTTTGGTCTATCCATTAGGTAGCCATCATAACCTCTTGATTCAAAGTATCTTGCGATACCGTACTTATTGTTTTCAATTAAGATAGGGTAACCGTAAAATACAGCAGCCATAAGTACATCTTCATAAAAGATTTTAGCTAACGGTGGACGAGAGGCATACTCTAGAACAAACGTATTAGACGGATGTTCCATATTGAACTTGTTGTATAAGTGCAAGGCTCCTTTTGAACCTCTACCATCTACCGTTTCATCAAGATCATATGAGTCAACGCCACCGCATCCTATATGGGGATTAGGCGGTACTTTTTTACCTCTGTTTAATGCTGACTTATTTCTAACGTCTTCTGGAGGTAGCCAAGATATTCTAAACCTTCCATTTGGATCTGGAGAAAAAACAACCTCAGTATCCCTTTCTCCGTCCTTCCAGTTAAGGTTTCCTATAACGACTGGATTAGGAAACAACTCATCATTAAACTGAATTTGTTCGTATATCTTACCAACATTAAATAAGCTTCCTTCAATACTATCTCTAAAAGCTTCGTCTTCTGTAAAAGGAAACTGTCTAATAACCTCATTTAATTCAGAGGCGTCATGCTTTAAACTATCTCTTTCGTTTTTAAGATATTGCCTTGATCCCTTGTTAACGTCTTCTCCATCAATACCAGGAATAGACTCATCTGGATTTTCAATAACTGGATTACCGTAAAGATCAAAAAACCCTTCAAGCGATTCGTCAGCTGGAATAAACAACCTGTAAAGGCCAGTTAGAGTTCTACCGTTTGCGTTTCTTTCGCTTGGATTCGAATCCTTCCATAGATCCTTGTATTCTTTCCCACCCTTGTCCATTGGGTTCACGGTGCTTCCGACCAGCGCTTTTCCGACTATTTTTCTTCCGACGATCAAACAAGTCCTCTGAATCCTCCAAGCGTCTCTTATGTCTGTAGGTTTTTCCCATTTTCCTGCCTCATCTAGATACAATATGTGTAGCTTCTCACCATCGTATGCATTGTTAGTTGTGTTTTTCCAATTAATAACTGTATTAAGCGCTTCACCTGTTTGTGATGTTTTATTCTTTTTAAAAGCTAACTCCATACGTGGATTAGTTGTACCGTCTTGTATAGGTTTAAAGAAGAATGGATAGTGTCTAAACATATAGACCACCTTCTTCATAAAAATATTTTCTTGAGCATCTTTACCAGTTTTCGACTGTATACCCATAAGCTTATCTTTGACTTGGGTTGCCTCGTCAACAAGTACTGCAGAGCATATATTAGTATACCCAGAACGACGGCACTTAGTATAAAGCTGACCAATGCAACGTGGATCAGTTTCGCATGCAGCCATGTGTAGAAAGATTTCACGTTGAAAGTTAAGAAAATACGGATAGCCAATATCTAGCTTGGTCCATTGAAGCATCATGTAATGCCGCCCCGTAATATATGTAGCTGTACCGTTGTTATAAAACCAAAAACCCTCACGCCTACGCCTAAACTCTTCCTCGATATATGGACGAAACCTCTCTCTGAACTCCCTTGGCATTTCCGCCCACTCATCCATAGATTTAATACGAGACAATTCCTGCGGCATAGATACCCTTCTCCACATTTGCATAGAGTCTGATTCTTTATATCCGAAAATTTCCTTCTTCGGCGGCCTTTTTGGAAGGCAAATGAGTAACCCACCGAGTTCGATAAGCTCACCTTGCGTACCGTTGGGACAAATCTTGATAGCAGGCTCATCATATTCTTCTAAATTTAATAATATAGACATTAATAACTGCTACCATTACTATCCATCCTCCCAAGAGACGGCATGCCTTTTTTAGGGTTAGATAACTTCATATATTTTTTACATGGACATTTAACGTCATGTGTAGCCTTTCCGTCAATTATCCTAATAACGGCATTAGAGCACTCTACTTCATGCTCCCCACAATCACATTTATACTTTGACATCATTAATTGTGCTTATGGTGATAAGGTGCAAGATAATTAGGGGCCTTTCCATTACAGCACCATTCCGCGCCACCGTCCCATGGATCAATACACCAGCATTGATTGTAATCGTTCTTTTGAGATCTGTAGTGCTGCTTTACTGAAGAGCACGATGTAAGCGCTACTGCTAGCGCTATAATTATTAAATGTTTCATTTTATTAAAATTAATTTTATCTTAAATCTTGTCTTGCGTCTTCTCTAGTAAATGCTTTACGACCAATATTTGCTTTAATGGCATCCATGATAATTTCTTTTTGCTCATCCGTCCAAGATGTGTCACCCATAAATCTACGAAGATGATGCATATTTGTAGACTCAGAACCTTTTGCTTGTTTAAGCGTCTTAAACACCTCATCGAAGGTTTTATTAGATAAATCAAGACCTTGGCTTTCTGCAGAAGAAAGTCCAGACTTAATGATTGCATCAAACTCTACGTCTTGTGCTTTTTTCCCCGCCATGTAATCTCCCATACCAGTTTTTATTTCATCTCCTTCTCTACCTTGTTCAGTCTGCCGTTTTATAAATTTATCATCAAGAGCAGTACCTTCTTTTCTAATAGACTTGTATAGTTTTTTAAATGCCTTTCTAGAGTCTTTGTCTTGAATTCTACCAGCTCTTTCAACCCCAAGAGAACTTGCAAGTCTTTGTAAAGGACCCATATGAGTACTGTGAATCAACTCATGGTCTTCAACGCTTTCGTCGCCACTTTTACTTGCAGGGTTCATATATACATCTCCAGTACTAGGCATAAAGTATCCAGCATCACTATGTTTGCCAGCCAAATAATCTAATATTTCCCAATTAGGCATATTCGTAATATCAGTTCTACCCAGCCTTCTTTTAGCTCTTCTGTCTACTCTTTCGTCTTGTCTTTCTTGTCTGTCTTGCTGTCTTAAACCTTTTTTATAATCTCTAAATTGCCACCTTTTATAATTTTTGTATTGACGTGGAGTTATTTCCTCTCCTCCCCACGGATCTATTATTTTACCCTCTTCATTCATCCACGGATTTTCTTCCTCTTTTAAGTAAAAATCTTTAGCTGCTTTTATTTTTTCTCTTCTGTCTCTCATACGGTCACCGAGCTGCCTGAAAAAACCCCCATCTTGATATCTCTTTTTTGTTTTCATCTGCTTCTCCTTACTTTAGGTCTGTTGTTAGCTCTGTTTTTTGATTGAGATTGTAATCTTGTATTACCGCCTTTACCGTAGTGAGCTTCATCCATACCATCTCCATTACCGTAGTTTCCTTTTCTTCTGTTTATTTTATTTAAACGAGCTCGGTACTTTTTGGCTTTACCTCCAGCACCGTATTTTCTATATTCTTTTTTATAGTTTCTTTTTTTAACTCGCATAACGCAAAGTTACTTAGAAAACCTTTCCGCAAATCCACCCGAATAATCCTTAGCATCTCCTATTTCCCCGCTTGTTTTAAGATCTTTAATCATCTGCTCTAAACGCTGCCTTTCAACTATAAGTTCCTTACAATCAGTTGCTGTTTGTTTAATAGATTGAAGCTCAGCCTTTCTAGCGCTACCATTTATTTCAGGATCTACAGGCTTCTTAATCTCGTCAATCATATTATCTATAGCAACTTCCATACTACTCATAAGTCTTTTAGCAGCATTTATTGTGGTAAATTTATTCTTCGACGACATATAAAAAATCTTCTGCTCTGGTTCTGTAATATTCTGTGCCATCCACCATGAGGCGGTAGTCTCTATTTCTGCCTATACCAACAACATCCCCTGATTTAACTCCTAGCTCATCGCACATTTTAGATGCGTAAACAATCCTACCTTGAGTAGGGTTTTCTTTTTTATGCTCTACAATCTCAATAAGATCAGATTTTAGGCCTAGGTTCTCTTCTACAGGTTCAAGAAGACACCAATTTGAAAGCGGTTCTATTTTACCTGTGTCTTTGCATTTATACGCAAAGGCTTGCGAATTCATGGAAACCTCAGGGTCATACATAACTAGATAGCAGTCCTCTAATCCCTCGATAGGGGTACCGCCTTGTACAACAACATGATGATGAAAATACATAGTGTCACCAACTTTAACAGGGGTGTTATACTTTAACGGGCAAGCAACAACCTCGCCCTCCATAACTCTGTGTCGGAATTCATCGTATTTTGTTTCTATAAAAATTTCAGAATCACCGATCTTCACACTATCGTTAAACTTTTTAGGGAGTCTAACAATAAATTTATTTAAACTTCTCATTTTTTATAAGGAAATATTTTATTTAATTTATCTTGACGTTTTTTACACCCACAGCCTTTTGGGGCAAGCTTATCCAACCCTGTAGCTTTAGTAACTTTGGCTATTGTGTCGCCAAGACCTGCGCTCTTTTTAGTTTTCATTAGAAGTCTAAATCAAACTCAACAATACAAGGCATATCATCAACAGCCTTCCATAACACCTCAGATCCCTCTAGGTCTGTGTAAACTAGATATCTTTTTTTATTAAAATGCGCAAGATGTCTTTCATCTAATATTATAGTGGATACTTTGCCTCCACCTGCTCTCATGCCGACATAATAAGCCATGGCATCTTTCGGGTTCTTCCCGATAATAATTTTTCTAATAAGTCCGTCCATTTTATTTAATCTTCTAATTCTATACCTGTACCATCCAACAAGTCGTCTATATCTTTATACCCTTCTTTTTTGTCTGTTGGGCTGTACCAAGTACTGTCAATAAAGTTTATTATATTATCTAATTCTTCTTGTGATTCAAGACTATAGCTGTACATGCACTTTAGTCTACTTTCCCCAAATATATTTTGATCTATAAGTCCAGTAACCATAACAGAAATAACCCTTTCTCTCATATTATACTTCTCTATGATGTCATCCATTTCCATAGATAATCGTTTCAATTCTAAGAAAAAAGCATCTTCTTCCATATATTTGTTTAATAATTTATTTCAATGCCTAAAAGTAGAGTCCCCAAAAAAAAACTATTTAGAGAATCATCTAGGTTAAATCAAAGATACGTAAAAAGGAATTATCTCAAGAATTTGAGAAGAGTACTTTTATCCACACAAGAGAGTTATGATGTTTTTCAAAAAGAAATAATGTTTATGATGTGGGCGTATGATCTGGAATTTTGGACGCTTGACTATGCTGCTAAGGATTATGGAGTTAGCAAAAAGAAGCTTGCTGAGAGAACCGTATATCCTTTGGTTAACGAAGGATACGTATATAAACACTTCGATAGGTTGACTCCTTCCGACACATACGAGGATCATCTATTTAGAGACGAAACTAAATATAACTATAGAGTTAGATATGCGTTAACTCAAAAAGCAAGGTTGCTAGTGCAGAGAGTTTACAGAGAGCTAGAAGGTTAATTACGGACCGTCAGCAGCGAAAGCTGGACCGTCAGTTAATGTTCCATTATTACTATTAGCGCTCATGTCATATACAGTGGTGCCTGAACCTGCCTCAGTTCCATCACCCATTTGCAACCAGCATGTAAGATCACCCCCAAGTTTAGATCTAGATAAATCATACTTTCCCTTCTTTCTATGTAGAAAAGCAACTTCAGTAGCGCTTAAAGCTTTGCTAAATGAAGCATATTCAGAAATCTTACCATCTAAAAAATAGCTCCCTGCTTTTCCTAGAGCAACACCACTTGTGTTATTTATACTCGTTGTTGTGTCTGCTATAGTGTCTGCTTCTTCTGTTAATGCTGCACCGTTTATATATACTGCTTGACCTGCATCCCTATCACATGTGTACACAATATGATTCCACCCTCCAGCAAGATCGTTAGATTGGGCTTCGCTTGAATATGTTAGCACAAATGTGCCGCCGACTTTTGCTGTAAAGGACACTTTATCTGAAGGATTTATATAGAATTGCAGGTAAGTAGCACCTCGCGTTTGTTCTTTAAAAAGGAACGGTGTGTTAGTAATGTCGGTAGTAGAATCGGTTTTAAACCAAAACGATAGAGAGAAGTCTCCAGTACCGCTAGCGCTTATATCGTAATCTGAAATAGCAATCGTGTCGTCAGTACCATCAAAATGCACACAATTATTGCTTCTAGCCCTTTTGGGCTTATTTGCCCTTTTAGGGCCTGACATTCCCATTTTACCTAACATTCTCCAAAAAATTCTGTTACGTCCATCTGCGTTAAGATAAGACATTCTGCAAAATCTCTATATGTAATAGTACACTCCTCGCCAGAGGCAACCGCTTCCATTATGTCTGGGTATATTCTCATATATGCTGCTGTACTCTTACCTATAAATCCGTCTTTTTTGATGTTGTTGTTTTCTTGCGTGTCACCCACCAAAAGGCATCCCGCAGTATGCTCGTCGGTATTACCACAATGAATAAGCACATAAGAAAAATTAGGGACATCACAGATTTCAAGCATCCCTTTATGTATGTCGGCAAATCTTTTAGAATACTTTTGATGGAATCCACCCACATCCCGAATACCGAGGCGGTACTCTCCTTCAGGTATACAAGTTTCTCCTTGTATCTTTTTATCTCTGTCTTCATCTTCGAGAGTGTAGCATAAAAATTTTCTTGTTCCATTTGTTATATCGAATAGTATTCCGTTAGTCGAGTCTACTCCTTTGTTGAATCTTATTACTTCGAGTTTCATTTTTTATTTTATTAAGTCTAATCTTTTCAGCTTCTGTTGCTGGATCTTTTCTTTTTCTTATAGGGTTAAAGTAGTGTTTATTCAATTAAAAAGAAGCTGTTATATATTGTGGTCCACCACCAGCATCTGATCTGCCTTTGCTTCGTGCTTCCTTTCTTTGTAAACTTCTATATCTTGCTCTTGCAAAAGGATTTTTAAACTCTCTGTACTCCCCTCTACGTGGATCTGTTGCAAGTGTAGTTCTTTTTAGTACATTACTCTTCCTATTAGCAAGACTCTCTTGTCTGTCTCGTCTTTGTTTAGCCATCCAATTAGCCATTCTTAAAGCAAGGGGATCTTTAGGTTGGTTCTTAGGATCGTTATAAGCCTCTACAGTTTCTTGACTTGGCTTTACAAAACAACCATCTTTTGTACATACTGTATCTTCGCCTGCGTTAGGAGGATCCATAACATCCCTCGTTTTTTTATTCATACCTATATTCCTAAGCATGCGCTCTATAGGTGCAACTTGACGATCCCTTATATTTCTTAATCTATCTTGACTTACTCTTCTAAATTTAGATTTTTTTCCACCTGATCTGTATACTCTCATTACGCTGCTGCAAATATTTCGACGTCAACGCTGGATGTATCAGCTTGGATACCTATTGAGTCGATGTTGGCTAAAGAAACGGTTGCGCCTCCAGCGGCATTTGCGTCCATCACAGAATTATTGAGCAGGAAGCTGTCGCCTGCTTCTAGTTTTACAAAATACTCTTCGTTGTTGCCTCTCACTCTAACATTAACAAAATTAGAGCTATCTAGGTTTGTTAACCTAAGGTAATCTAGTGTCGCATCTTTTATCGTACCAGCAGCAACAGCGCTATCAAATAGCACTACTGTTTGCTCAGCAGAATGAAGACACGTTACTATGCGGTGGTCTATTTGGGTTACCGACTCTGTGTGAGTATTGGTCGAGCCTCTAGATGCACCGTTTAAAGTTACAGCTTCTGTTATAGTGATCGTTAAATCAGCCATATTATCCCATTTGAGATACGCCTCTACGCATCATAGGTTGAGGTCTAACCATTGCCCCTCCTTCTGGAGATGCTGGACCTTCTCCCCCCATCTCTGATTCCATTTTAGCGTCAATCATCTCTCTAAGCATCATAATGTCTTCAGGAGCCATAGCTTCAAGCATCATAGCCATTTTCTCTTCTTTACTCATTTCTTGAGCTGGAGGTGGTGCACCTTGAGGCATTCCCCCGTCTTGATATTTAGTATACATAGTGTTGTTGTTTTTTACAAATATACTGTATATCTACACTTAGTTTTTTAAGCGTTCTTGAAGTTTATTTATCTTTTTGGTAAACTGAACTTCTTTCCTAAGACCCTTACTTGCTTTTTTATCCCAAGCTTGACCTTCAGGTACATCTTGCCATCCTATAACTATATCTCGTTTACCCTCAAGATCTTTAATTTTTTTTCGAATTCTATTTTGTTTTCTTACACTCATTCCGCCCTTCCTAGCTTTTTTGATGTTAATTTTACCACCTGACTTATACAATGGTTCCTGAAGCTCTGAATCAACAGGCCTTTCATAAAAAAGTTGATCACCCTCCATTGTTAGATACGCTCCACCACCTAATATAGGTAGGGTGGCTGGTAGCTGATTAAGCAACCCGCTTAGTTTGCTGAAGTAACCTCCTCTTTCTGCAGCAGGTAAGCCTTCTGCCATTTGAAGCAACCTCGCCCCAAATTCTGTAGGTACACTTGGAGCCCTCATATTAATAACTTCTGATAAGCTGGGTGGCGCTTTTAGAAATACATCACCTTTTTGGAAAGCTTTTTCTAAAATTTCTGATGTTATCTCTTGGTGAGCTGTTCTTATATATCCCTTTTCCAATAAAGAACCCACAACCTCTTGAAGATATCCTAAGCCTTCCACCCCTCTAACATATGCTGTATCGGCTTTTGTGGTGGATTTTGTCAAATAATTAAACATCTGCTCCCCTGTAATCTGAGGAATGCCTGGACCTACTTTTTGGCCAGCTTCTCCGAATACGTTTTGTACCAAATGTATAATATCAACATCTAAGGCGGTTAAATTATCTCCCCCCATGATATTTGCACCTTGAACGCCGTGGCCTTTAACTTCGTGACGAAGCACAGTAGTACTTCCTTTTTGGTATGTAGTGCCTGGACCAAGAACAACACTTCCCGTTACATCTTTTGGATGGGCAAAACCAAATGCTGAATTCATTATTTCATCGCCAGCACTTGTAGGGGTTTTACCGAGCTTAGGTATATTGCGATAGTCGGCAAGTTCTTTTAATTGACGTATTTCGTCGTCAGTATATTTTGCTAAAAGTTCTTTCGGTATCTTTTTGTTCTGAGTAAAATAACTAAGAATACTGGTGGTTGGTTCACCTACATTGGCATTAAATTCAGCAAAAAGTATTCTGCTAGGATTATATTCAGATGATCCAGGTATCAAACCTTTAGCGAAAATATCCTCGCTAACCCTATTCATGCTGGAACGCATCGAACCCTGCACATTTAGTATTTTTTCATTAACAAGGTGTTTTAGCTGAAAATCCGTTAGTGCAGGTAACCCTTGTTCTTTTCGTGTACGATTGATGAGATCTGTCATCCTTTTTCTCCCCTCCTTGCTAGTGAGCTCTTTCATTATACGGATTGATTCTTTTTCTATAGTTCTAGCTCCGTTCCTCGCAACAGCTCTTTCACCCAATAAACCAGGTAGTTTTTCAGCCCACTTAGAGTAAGCGGGATTATTAAGTAGTTTTGTGTAATAATCCGATGTTGCAACCTTCCTTATCCATTCTGGGTCAAAAATACCCTGCTTGACATATTGGTTTATATCACCAAAAACAGTGACTACCCTAGGGTCATCAGGTATTACACCGTCATCCATTAATTTAGACACCATATTTTGTGTCTTTTTGGTTCCCTGCTTTTGCATTGTCCTGGTAGTAAGCTTATTGATTCCCTGTCTAATGAGCGAAGGTCCTTTCGTAACAGCAGCTTTACCTAACCCAAAAATAACTAACGGATCCGCCAATATATCTACTGCAAGACCAGCCCAAAAGTTTTCTATTTCTAATCCTTCAGACGGAAATAAAAAACCTGAGTCTTCATCTCTCTCCCCTAAAAAGTCTTTCGTTATTGCAAAAGGGTTCAAATCTGCCTCGTTTCCTGTTGCCGCTTCAATAGTAGTATTTATCATGTATCTCTGAGGCCAAGTCAAAGCATCTAATGGGCCTCCGATTGTGCCTATAGCCATTGCCTTCCCCGCTGTATTCATAGCATGTCTTACACCTTGCTTAAAAGCCTCCCGATCTTCATCGGATGCATATGGCACTTCATAATTAAGATCCTCATCAAACATACCACCGCCTAGCCTATCTACAGCGCCTTCTATAGAGTCAAGCTTCTCAAAGAAGCTTCTAGATGACTTTCTCTCACCAGCCTTACCTATATAGACATCGCTTGAAGGATCATCAAATATTTGCTCTTCTGTAAACCCTTCACTCAATAACCGCTTTGCCATTTTTTGTTGAAACCTAGTATATGGAGAGTCATCAGCAAATTCTAGAGTGGTTCCACCGATTAAACTAATTGGCTGCCCTGGGTAGTAGCCTGTCTGGTCGGTTTTTGTATAAAAGGATGTTTGTGGATTAGCCGTAAGCTCCCCGTCTTCTCTATATAAAGGAAAACCTTCAATAGATTGAGTTAAGTATTGAGCTTCCCCTGTAGATGTATGAGTATGCGGTACCCCGCCACCATCGTGATATCTTTTAATAGGAGACTTTCTTCTTTTTTTTCTTAATCTAGGCATTGTTTTTTAATACTTTCATTCTGTTTCTTTTCTTAAGGGTCATCTTCCCCCCTTTAGCATATATAGAATTCATAAGTTTAAGAATCTCTTCATCTGTAAAGCCATCTCCAGGGTTAAACCATTCAGCCTCCCTCAGTTGTTCTAAAGCTCTTGCGTACTGTTTATCTGGGTGTCCAGATGTGTCTGCTGTAGCTTCAATCTTATCTAAGTCTTCTTGAGTGTAGTTAGAGAGCTTACCACTTAAATTTTTCAAAACACGTATTCTCGCAAGAACTTCCGTAGGGCTCCTATAGTATTCTGCTGGGCTGTTATATCCAGGCCCGCTATAACCAAATTCTGCTTCATAACCACCTGGATATATATCTTTATTTCTTTCAAAGTACCTATCCCATGAAGTATTAACAATATCTTGTAGAATTTCGGCTTCACCAGGGGTTAAGTTTAAATTGTCGGCCCATTGACCGTGACGGTCGCCCATCCCTGTTGCATCCATAGCATGAGAAATTTCCTCTAGGGCGGTGTCTCTTACCTGCTGTGTTGGTGTAAGACCTACTCCAACCATAAATGGATCACGATCATCTGTTTTATGATAATATGCTCCATAAAAACTCTTTCCATCACTTTCAGCTTCAGGGTCTATTATGTCTCTTGTTAGCGCTGTTTCTGGATATAATGTATAAGGTACGTTTTGAGAGCTTTCAAATCTACTCTGTATAGCCATATTTGCAAGATCTTCATAGCTCATAGTATAGAGAATGTCATCTAACTGCCTTTCAAAATAAGTAGGTAGATCACCATAACCGCCCTTATAGTCCTCTATATCCTCTTCGCTAAATAGTTCTGGTTGCTCTTCTATTGTTTTTAATATGTTTTCTTTTGAAAAAGTAGGGTTTGTCCTTCTAATTAAAGTCTCAGCATACCATCGCTGATCACCAGGCAGCATTGATCGTCTAGTGTCGTAGTCATGGGCATAAAGTTTTCCCCAAGCAAGATCGTCAACAGTTAAATTTCTAATCTCTCTTCTTGATAGGTTACTGATATTTCTACCATCTGCTGTTTTTTCCGTATCATAGTCTGGAAACGCCTTAAAGTACGCAAATTTGTCATCAGGGTGATAACTGTATTCTGGGTCTTCAGCGTATTCTGCCTTTAGTCTTGCATACGTCTCAGGGTCATCCCTTCTAGGATTAAAATTCAACAAGTGATTCTTTAATTTATCAAATTCTGACTGCTTGTACTCACTAATTAAAGTATCAGAGGTTTTACCGTAGCTTTCAAGCGCTTTTAGAACGTCTACTGTTGAGTCATCCCATCGTTCTTCACCAAACTCACCAGGCCGCGTATTGGTAAATGGTGCGTATTCTCTTGGATCAACATCTCTACCTTGACTACGTAATTGATCTGCTAATAATTGTCTTGCAGGCCCTAAATTGTAATATTGATCATAATATTTTCTAACAGCATCTACAGCTTGATCCTGTGTAGCGTCATATTTAATCATCCAGTCCTGAAACGGTCCCTCCTCCGCTGTCATTTCATACTCTGTCTTGTCTCCGCTGGCTTCTAGGGCTCTTAAGAGATCCCCCATCATAGTTCCCTCAGGAGGTAGCTCACTACCGTCCTCCGTATGCTCACCTCCGTGATCATATTTCTTTAGTTTGAACTTTTTACGCCTATATGCTCTCATAAAGCAAATATACTACTTATCTCTTCTTCTCTTATACATACTCAGAGCAATAGCAACCGCCTGTTTAAGCGGTTTCCCCTCCATCATGATCTTCCTGACCTTATCTGCAACGTATTTACTCTTCTTTGTCTTCATAATACAGCTATCCCGTATTTAACACTCTAAATGCTTACTGGTATATATACCCTAATCATCTAGATTAGCTTTAATATGCATTATAGAATAGCAAAGTTATAACATAAATTTTTAAAAGTCAAGTCTAAAGCTATTATTTAAGTAAATCGTCTAATTGACCGCCTATCAATGCTTTACGGTAAGGAAGGGGTGAGTAACC